CCCGGTGTTGTTCCGGGTAAGTTTGCAGGAACATAAAGTTTTGTAATTAAAACGTCCTGACCAATTTTTAAAGAATTGATAAGGTCAGCAACGGCCTGTTTAATTAAAGTGTCATAACCAGTTGTGTACCCGATGAAAGCTGTTAAATTTACTTCAACTTTCATTGGTACAATTGTTGGTCTATAAAAATTAATGGTGTTAGGCATACCATATTTATCAAAAACAACTTCACTAGTTGTTCCATAGGTTTTAGTTCCGGGTGTTTTATGTCTTGCAATAACTTCTGCAATTGCTTGTGAATCACCACCTTCAACCACCATTGAAATAGAGTGTGGTGGTAAACCATCACTATCTATTACATCATCATCATTTTCATAACCTTCTGAACGTGAAACCCCTGCAACGTTTGCAACAGCACCTTTGGTGCCTTCCATGACTGACAATGAAGGAAGTGCTACTGATGTTGTTTGTCTTACTCTTAGTTCAGCATCTTCTTCAACTGCAACACCCGGTGTAGCAGTAAGAACGTTATTAACAGTTTGCCAACCAAGGGTAGGTGTAGAAATTTTTGTGATTGTTGCAGATTGTGCAGTAATGCTTCCAACTTTTTCAGCAGTAGCAGTTACAGTTATGGTGCCTGAAATGGGAATAACAACTGAAGCTGGTAGTAACCATTTATTACTGTTTGAATCTTCAGCAATACCATTTGTTATGGTTGTCCCAACTGAACCACCTATTTCTAAATCAACGGTTGATTTAGTAGCAATCTGTCTTCTAATCCCATTGATTTTTACAACACGTGAAAGCCCAACACCCTGTGCAGTTGAAGGTGAAAATGAATTGTAAATTGTAGCACCTAGTGCAGCAGTATCATAAAGGGCACGTGCCCTAACTGCAATTTCTTGACCGTCTTGTGAATCAGGTTCTAGATAAACATCTTCACCATAAATTGCACGATATTCATCTTTTAACCATTCTAAAATTGTTGGGTAGTCAGCAAAATGGTAACCGCTTGAATCAACCCAAACCAAGTCATTTAATGTCATGTTGTTACCTCAAATAAATCTGTGTTTCCATATATGGTACTGACTGAAACTGAAATAGACAACTTTCTAGAATCAGGGTCAATTATGCTAGTAAAGTTTGTTATTCCAGTAACGTCTTCAGTGTCTAAAATTCTTTTGCGTATGACATTCTCCCTAGTAAGTAGGTCATGTTTACCTATAACCCCTTGAAGGTATGGTGTACCTTCCTCAACATCTAAAAAGAATTCACCCAACCAAAGCAGTAGCCTTGTTTTAACTGACTGAATAACTGCTTCTACTTGGTCTTTGTAAAAATCAGCTTGACCATTCCCAAAAGTGTAGTCACCAGTTGGGCTTAGTTTACGGTATCTCATACGGGCACCCCTGATGGATTAGTTGAAGTTGAATGTTTATGAAGTGCAAAGTTAATACCTGCAATAGTCAAAGTCTTACCAACAGGAATAACAACATCACCAGTTAGGTTAATTGTAGCAGCTTCAATTTCTGCTGTTGTGGCTTTTATTTTCACAACCCCTGCTGGTGTTATTTCTAAATATGTTGCACCATCATCACTTCTTAATTGAACGTTAGTTGAACTAATTGCAGAAATAGCTTTAGGTAAACTTTTAGGGCCGGGAATTGCAAAACCATCAGATAAGTCATGCATACGGTATTCCATGGGAATACCTACACCACCATTTGACCACCAACTATCAATGCACCTAGAAGAAAATAAAACTAGAACTTCATCACCTGCTTTCATTGGGAGAGTTAAAGAAAACCCACCTGCTGAAGGAAACACAATAGGAACGTCAACTAGTAATGGTAAATTAACAAAACTGTAAACACCTTTTGAATCTCTTACTTCACCTTGAATTACAGGTTGAACTTCACAAGTCATTTTTGCAAAATCAACTTTAGTAATTAGTCCCGGTATGTTTGTCCAAAGCGAAGAAATACGGCCATCCATGGCCAGTCTTAACGCTTCCTGCGAATCATTTAAAAGTTCTCTTCTGTCACCCATTAGTAACCTACCTGAACAGCATTAATTGGGTTTGCTGTTACGTCTAAGTTTAGACACGTAATTGTGCTATACCATTCTTGACCCCTAGTATCGCCTTGGTATTCAATTACCAAAACATAATAAACACCATCATCAGTAATTGGTGCAGGTATGTTAGCTGGTGAACCTGGTTGTGAAAGATTGATTTTCAAACGTGCTATGTTTTCATTGTCTAGTTGAACCCTACCACCTATTTTTAATTTCGGGTTTAGAAGGCATTTAACATTCACACCTTCATTGGTTTGGGTGGGTGTCCCTACCATTCCAGTTTTTGCTGTTAGAACAACAGCTTCACCTGGTAGGTAAGAAGTAACAGGAACAAATTGAACTTTACCATCTTGAATTGACCACGTTGTATCAGTTGATTCAGAAGATTGTTTTAAGTAGTCACGTGCCATTCCATACATGACTTTACCACGTGGAAGTTTTGCAGTTGAAGAAGTAGCAACACTACCTGCTGAAACACCCTTGCCATTCATTGAACCTATTGCTGCATTTATTTGGTCAGATTGCCCTGCACCTGCTGCTAGTGTTGTGTTCACTATTGCAAAGTTATAGGCTAGGTCACCATCACCTGCAATAATATCTAGAAATGTGTCAGTAGCATTTTCACGCCCACTGTAAACCTGTTTAATGTTACCTTGAAAAATAACACCAAAGTTTGATTCATAACCAGCTTGCAAAATAACTTTTGAGAATTCTTTTTTAATACGGTTAGCAGTTTGTTCTTCTAGGTTATAGATTCTTATTTCTGCCATGTTTGGTGTTTGAGTGTCTGAACGTTTAACAGAAAATTTAATTCTTAATTGTGAAAGGTCTAACCCCTCGCCTTCTTTATCTGAAACTAGTAAAGTGCATTTTCTTAACCACTGTTCACTACTCATTGGTCACTCTCATTTTGAAAATATAGGTTTGATTCAACCCCTAAATTTTCCAAAGTTGGAACCGCTAATTCATCACCATCAGTGAATACAACTAACCTGCCATTTAACCCTAGATACTCATATTGTTCTAGTAGGTCAGCACCAGTTATCATGGGAATGTTTGCAACAATTGATTCTTCTGTTACACCATCATAAATATCAATGACCCAAATTTGACCTTCATCATTCCATTTAGAAACCATTCTTAGTTCACGGTTTGAAAGTGTAATTGTAAAATCTTGTGGAACATTTAAAAGCGGTATTTTAAAAGTATTTAAAGCCATTTAATTAACCTCCAAAAAGGCTACCAATGCCTTCCTTTAAAACTTTAAGTGCTGACTTCTTCCCACCTTTTTCTGTTGCCCCTGTTTTACCAGCATTGGCCTGACTTTTTCTTGGTGGAACCTTTGCAGGTGTCACTTCAACAGTAATTATTTCAGTAAAAACTAAACTCAATGAAAGAATGTTTTCACTCATTTTGTCAGTTGTGTTCCCGATTGAAACTAGAAGCATATTTGAATAGCTTCTTTTACCTGTTACAACATCAAATTTAATTCGGTCACTTTGAAGCTTTAAAAAGTCTTGATAAATTTCATCTAACGGTTTCAGGTTTGAACCTGTTACTATGCTAACGTTTAAATCAGTTGGTTCTTTATAGGCATGGTCAGAAATACTAGCACCCTGTTGAACAGGGTGTTTTGTTACTGTTAGTTTATCAGTAGCGGTTTCGCTTATAGTTGTGTGCCCTGAAATACCACCAATAGACCTATTAGGTTTGATTGCAAAAATTGTTAATGGTTCAGCTAAAAAATTACTCATCTTGCAGCACCTTTCATGTTTCTAGTCATGTCATAATTGATTCTTGATTGTTCATTCCCAACTACACGTGCAGTAGCTTGTGGGTCATTAGCACCTTGAACATTTATATTTGTTACTTGACTAACATTTTGACCACTAGAAGAAGGTGTTGAAGAACCCGGTGGTGAAGCATCACCAAAGCCTAATTTGTCAGCTATACCTGATATAAAACCAAATTGAATGTTACCAATTCCTTCTAAGGTATCTAAGATACTCCCAAAAAGTTTCCAAAGTTTATCACCTGATTTAATCAAACTATCAAAAGCACCAGCAAAGTTACCAGTAACTAAACCAATAATTGCATCACCTAGATTTTTTATAACATGGTAAACATCTTGTATAACTTCCCATAGACCTAGAAATGTGGCTTTGATTGCATCAATCATTGGAACCCATGCGGCCCAATCAATTAGTGATTCCCCACCTTCCTGCCATGTTAAAAAGTCATCAACTAAAGCTAGAAGCGCAATTAGTGCAGTAATAATCATACCAATTGGTGTTGTTATAAATGCAAGGTTGAGAAGTTTCCAAGCAGCAGCAACAGCTAAAATTTTAGTTGACCACCCACCCGTTACATCGTCAAGTTTCACAAGAAAGTCCCAAACCCTGCCAAACATACTAGCAAGACGTGTTGCTAAAATCACAACACCTTCAAAGGCTTTAAAAATAAATTTAACAAACTTTTCTAGCCCTGCAAGAATCTTAGGCATGTTTGCACTTACCTTAGTTCTAAAGATGTCCATTTGTTTTGTCAGCATTGGTAGGAACTTTAAGGCAGTTGATTTAACTATTCCTTCTAATTGAAACTTAGTTTTAGCTAGTGACATGTTAAATTTTATTGAAGCTCTTACAGCTTGAACCATGTTTATTCCAGCTTCACTATAAGCTGCTACCATTGCCTTTCTTAAAAGAATTGCCTTATTAATGGCAGGTGCAATGATACGGTTAGCATAACCAAATTCTTCAAAGCCTTCAGAGATTTTTGCAATACCTGCAAAGGCACCTGCTGCTGCTGTTGCTATTGCAGCAGAAATTGCAGCTACTTTAACAGCAGCACCACTAATTGCTTTTGTAAATTTATTAAGCTGACCTTCATCAACACCAAAGCCCAAGCTTACTAAGAATTTTTTAATTACTTCACCGTTCATGTGTTGCCCTTGCCCTTTGTTCGTTCTCTTCTTTCACATCTAAAGCGTTATTCATTTTTTGAAAGTCTTCTAAATCTAAACTGCAATCTTTCAAACTTTCATACTTGCACAACCCTGCGAGAATCGGACGCATTAACCAATTCTCGCCATTAGGTAGGTTCACCCATTCACATTGGACTTGAGTGCCCCTTCTTTCAAAGCTGAAGGGAGTGCTTGCATAAAACCACCAAGATTTACCGCAATTGATTTACCAGCTAGGGTTAGCATCAATTGAAGGTTTTCTTTAATGTCTTCAAACATAATTAAATCTTTAGAGTTTGGTGCCATAATGTTTGCATAACCGCCACCAAGTTGTTTTCTTTGAACACCTTTTAGAAGACCAAATAAACAATAGTTCATGTCTTCATCAGGTAGTTTAGAAAGTGCAAGCATTACAGGTGCAATGTTTTTTGAAACAGCATTAAAATCAATATCATCAAATTTAAAGT